AATCGCCTACACATCGGTTTAAAGCCACTTTGTAAACGCTTGTAAACTTGTCTTGTGATATTTCAATGTTATACTTTCCAACGTCCTCGGATTTAATCGTTCCTCTCATGTGTGTGCGCTCGTGCGTGAGCTGCTTTTTACATTGTGTCGTGTAAATTTAGGCGATTCCTTGCATTTCTAACAAAATGTCGTTTAAAAGTTCTTTGCTTTCATCATCGGATTTTTCCATGATGGCTTGTAAAATTTTCGTTACTTCCATGTGCGTTCCTCTCATTTTTTACATTGCGGATTGTAAAATCCTGGGTTTTGGGTTTCTATCTTTGGGCGGTTTTTACACCGCCCGTTGTAATTTTAGATGTATTCAACTCGCTTGATTGTGGGTGCTATTCTGTCTAAATCGCTTTGGCTTAATACCAAGCTCGTACAGCATTTTGTAAGTCTGTCATAAACGTAATTGTTACATCCGTTGAAAACTTTTGTTACATCATCCAGATCCTTCCATGAAATCGACTTTACGACATCAACCAAGTGGAAGATGGTTTCCATTGTGTTTCTAAAGCAAGCAAAGTCTTTTTGTCCACCGACAAGCCTTATTTCAATTCGTCCTACCGCAAAGTGTGAGCCGTTAAAGCAATTTCCGTGACTTGATGGCATATTGTGCACGTTCATGTTTTTTGCGTTTTCATAAGGCATCTTTCGACAATAAGTGGTTTCGTTAGTACGATTGAAAAGCACTTTGCATAAATCGTAGTTTTTATTGATGAAGTAGTATAATTTGCGTACACATTCTTCCCTTTGCGCCATCTCTTTACCGAATAAAGCCGTTGAAATGTTAACGTGCATACCGCAATCCCTATTTTGGCAAGAAAAGCCAAATGCCGGAAATATCTCGTTATACATTTGCTTGAAATCCTTGTAGTGATTGCGGATAAAAGCCTTTGTCATAACTTGCGTGATAATTTCAGGACCCGTGATTGAACTATCCGATTGACACTTAAACAGATTTGCGGGGAAAAGTGGATAAACTACGTATTTCACTACGTTGGCAGCTACCGCGCGACTGTCAATGCTATTGCTATTCGTTTCAATTTCAAGTCCGTAACCTTTGACTTCCGAGCCATCCAAAAGTTTGAAGTTTTCGTCAAGTTTTTGCGCTCTGTCTGATACAAAATACAGATTCTTTTTGTAACCTTGAAAAGCGTAGGATTCACAATTCCCATCGTAATTTGTCTGTGCGTGGTAACCTTGTAATGTGTTTAAATCAAGTCTTGCGTTCTCATTTCGTGCGTCTTTTCTCATGTGTTTTTCTCCTCTTTTTTGTCCTCTCTGTGATGTGGGTTTTTGTGTGTCTGTCCTTTGGACATCTTGAATATACCACCACGTGGGTATAATGTCAAGCGTTTTTTTTAAAAAATTTACAAGCCACGATGTAAAAAATATCCCAAAGTATCGCAAAGCATGATAAAATCTACATTTGTCGATGTAAAAAATTTTTTTAATGCGCTCCAGATCCAAGCGATTTTTGGACGGATTTTTACATAGTGAAAAGTAAAAAGTTTTCGCCAACGTGATTGTCAAAATGTCAAAAAATGTACCAGTTGACATAGGGACGTTATTGTGCTAACTTGTGAGTAGATGGAAGTATATCCAAAAGCCGATAGACGTTGTGTTTATCGGTTTTTTACGTTAGAGGATGTAAAAATGGATGAAAACGACGTAAGGATGAAAAATCTTAAACGCTTTAAAGCCAACGATGAATTGACGGATGAAGAACGTATAGAGCAAAGACGGTTACAATCATTAGGTGGTAAAGCGTGTAGTGAAAAAAAGCGTATGAAGAAAAGTTTACAAGAAACCGCAAAGGATTTTTTAGAGTTGACTATCGACAGAGAGTACGCTCACAAGATGTTAGGCGATACGGAAAAACTTTTAAATGACGATAATTTGACGATACAAGCGATAGTTACGGCATTAGCGTTAAACATAGCGCAGGAGGATGGAAACGTTAAAGCACTAGAGTTTTTGCGTGATACAAGTGGACAGAAACCAAAAGACGTTCAAGAGATAAAAGCCGACATTATGACGGAATCAGACAAGCGTTTACTTAAAAACGTGGCGAAACGTGTCAATGTGTCCACCGATGACGGACAAAATGCGGATTAATAGAAATGCGATGCCCGCAAAACCGCATAAACACTGGGTTTGTTGTTAACTATTCGCAAAAGGATTGTTTCGCGCATAGTTGAAGAAGCCGATCCGGTTCGGTGTTGGCGGTGTTCTCCCTCGCGTATTATAGCAAGACACGTGCGCCCGGCGTATTTTTTCTGGAGTATATATTTTTCCGCGCGTGTATACCCACCCCCACCGTACCCCACCCCCGGTATCGAAGTCGGATCAACAACCGTAACGTAAAAGCCCGTCAGATAATTTTATAAAAAAATAGGTTTAGCACTTTAACCAACTAAAGTATATTAAAGATTATACAATGGCGGAATAAGTAGACGCGAACAATCATGTTTTAGCGTAAGCGTGTTGTCGGACACTCATGACCTGTATAGGAATAGCGGAGTACACGAGCGACGAGCCAGTGAGTAAGAGGGAACACATATAAACTATCGAGATATGGTTGAAACGATATGTAGGGTGCAAATCCCTACTTGTATAGTCTTAAATATAAAACCTTAAAGGGAATCCGATAACGGGTTCCTTTTTGATTACCACCTTTTGAGAGAGCATGAATGATAAGCAGACAATCCGAGAAGCGGAAATTGAATATTGTGGAACGAACATCGAGTATTTCATTGATACCTATGGACACATAGAGGATAAGGATGCGGTAGACTTGGTGCAACCGTTCAATATGTGGCAAGCACAGAGGGATGCGCTTAAGTCCATTATGTCGCATCGTTGGAATGTCATCTTAAAGGCACGACAGTTAGGTTTCTCGTGGTTGGTATTGCATATCGCAGCGCACTTACTGTTAACGAAGCGAGGTTCATCCGTAATCGGTTTATCCAAGACGGAAGAAGAAGCGAAAGAACTTGTACGTAGATTGGCGGTAATCTTTAGATATATGCCCGAACTTATAGCCGAGAAAGACTATGAGCCTATGGGATGGGATGGTGCGGTATTCAAAGCAACAGCACTTACCTTAACAATAAAGTTTCCTGATAACACGGAATCGGTATTTAAAGCATTGGCAAGTAGTCCGGGAGCGGGTCGTTCATTTACTGTTAACCTTATCATTTTTGATGAATGGGCGTTCCAGCAATTTGCGGAAGAAATATGGCAAGGTGGTTTCCCTACCATCAACCGTAAGGGCGGTGGTAAGGTAATCGGCTTATCGACAATAGAACGAGGTTCGTTGTTTGAAACGATATTTACCGACCCTGACAACGGGTTTAATAAGATATTCATTCCGTGGTACGTAGATCCACGTAGGGATGATGAGTGGTATGAGCAAACACGCAAGGCATTAGGTGATTTAATAACGGCTGAATACCCTGCGACGATAGAAGAAGCACTCATGGTGCCGGGTGGTGCGTTCTTCCCGGAAGTAAAACGAGATACGCATGAAACAGACGAAGAACTAACGGGGCATTTAAAGCGATATGTAGCACTTGACTACGGACTTGATATGTTATCCGCACATTGGATAGCGATAGATGTGAACGGAGATGCACAAGTTTACCGAGAATATGATGCTCCAGATCTTACGATAAGCAAAGCTGCGCAAGTATTATTGAGCATAAGCGTAGATGAAGTGATAAGTGGATGGTTAGCACCGCCCGATTTATGGAATAGACAACGAGAAACGGGTAGATCAAGTGCCGACATCTTCAACGAGAACGGCATACCGCTTATCAAGGTATCAAATGACTTGTTTGATGGTTGTGTAGCCTTAAAAGAGTGGCTTCGGGTACGTGAAAACGGCAAGCCGAGGTTAACTTTCCTTAAAGATACTTGTCCAAATGTGATTAGATGCTTGCAGAAAATCCAAAAAGACAAGAAAAAACCGACAGTTTACTCAAAAATACCCCACGATTTAACGCATGATGTAGATTCCATGCGTTATTTTTCTGTTTGGTGGACAACATCGCCTGAGAAAGCGAAGCCAGAGCGTAAAAAGTGGCGCAGAAGTTACATTGAGGACTATCGGAACGCATCAAAGGAGATAAAAGCCCTTATGGTTAAGAATATGGGAGAACCAATCCTATGAAATGGTGGAAAAAGATGGCACAGAAAATCAAGAATCCCGAACAGAATAAGAAGTTACTTAAGTGGCAAGAGCGTTATGAAACGGCAAAAGCAAAGTATTCCGATTATTTAACCGCTATGGACACGTATGAAAAGTATTACGAGGGTGCGAGAGAGGTTAAAGGCAATCCCAATGACAAAAGGGATGGAGATGCGAAGAAATTAGCCATTAACGTGCGAAATATTGTCTACGAACTTATTGAATCACAGATAGATTCGTCTGTTCCGCAGCCAAAAGTAACTCCTATTCACGCAGAGGACATGGCTCAGGCAAAAATCATCGAAGAATTTATCAAGAACGAGATTAAATTGTTGGATCTGGATGAAATCAATGATATGCAAGAGCGTACAACACCCGTACAGGGCGGTTCATTTAGCCAAGTAGAGTGGGATAACACTAAAGGTTACCATTGCTCTATGGGCGATTTAGAGGTTCAAGACATACATCCTCGTCAGATGATACCTCAACCCGGAGTAACCGAGATTGAGAAGATGGACTACTACTTTATCCGCACACCGCAGACAAAGGAATACATCAAGAGAAGATTCAACAAGGATGTTGGCGAAGAAGAAGAAACCGACACCGAACTTCGTGAGGGCGTAGCAACAGATGACATTGTTACTGTTATTACCGCTTATTACAAAAACGAAGATAACGGCATTGGATTGTATCGTTGGTGTGGCGATGTGGAACTTGAATCCATAGATGACTACCAAGCAAGGCATCTTACGGTTTGTGCAAACTGTGGCGCACCTAAAGAGGGTGATGTTTGCCCTATATGCGGTTCAAAGAAGTTTGAAACACGCAAGGATGAGATGTCAACCATTCGTTTATATAACAACGTAAAAACTGGCATCAATTCCATGACGGGAGAGCCAATAATCGAGGAAGTGGAAGTAGATGTTGAGATTCCTTATTACAAGCCCAACGTATTTCCGTTGGTTCTTCGTAAGAACATTTCAAAAGGACGTTCGCTTCTTGGATATAACGACATCAACTTTATAGCAGATCAGCAAGACACTATTAAGAAGTTAGGTTCAAAGACAAATGAGAAACTTCTTAAAGGCGGTTCTTACGTTACCTTGCCTAAAGACGTAGGACTTGAAACAACAGACGAAGAACTTAAGATAATCCGTCTTGAAAATCCCGCACAGAAAGCGTTGATTGATGTAATCACGATACAAGCTGATACGGCACAAGACAGAATGATGATTCAGGAAAACTATGATTGGGCTAAATCGGCACTTGGTATATCCGATGCCTTTCAGGGTAAGTACGATTCGTCCGCATTATCAGGTACGGCAAAACAGTATTCAATCAATCAGGTTGCCGGACGTTTGGAATCAAAGCGCATTATGAAAAATAGCGCATACGCAAAACTTTACGAGTTAATGTTTAAGTTTACGCTTGCATATGCAGATGCTCCTATTCCTATCACATCAAGCGGTGTGGATGGAGAGTTAGAATTTGCACACTTTGATAAACGTGACTTCCTTAAACAGGATGCCAATGGCGAATGGTATTGGAATGACGAGTTTATCTTTGATGTTGACCCGACTTCTACATTACTTACCAACAGAGAAGCAATGTGGAATCAGGCAGATCTTAAACTTCAAAGCGGTGCGTTTGGACAGTTAGGCGATATGGAAACCATGTATCTGTATTGGCTTGAACAAGAGCGTAATGGTTATCCTAACGCCGGAGAGATTAAGCGCAACATTGAAGAACGACTTGCACGACAGAAAGAAGAAATGGCAATGGCGCAAGCACAGATGCCGATAGAGATGGGTGGTGAAGAAAATGCTATGCCCGTTATGTAGTATTGAAGCAAGGATAAGTAAATCCACTTACGTTATCCGGGATAACAAGTTATACATTCGGTTTGAATATTCTTGTAGAAACAAGGAATGTTCAAACTATGACAAAGTAATCGGTGAGGAAGAAAGCGAAGTTGAAGCAATCGTTGAAGAATCCAAACCGAGCGTACCGAGCGAAGAATAATAGTCATAATAAATCCCATTTAGTAACCCCCTATCGTCATGGTGGCGTTAGTGCCGAGAATTTCCAGATTCTTACGGAGCATCCCCGTAACCATGACATCAAGCATGAAGCATCTACAAACGTAGGTGCTTTTTGTTTGCACAAAATTCGCAGGAGAAGCGTGAAAACCCAAAGGAGAACTGAATATGAAAAAACTTAATCTTCAATTTTTTGCCGATGATGTGGATTCCGCAGACATCGACACAAGCGTAGAAGAATCGGAAGTCGCTGAACCGATGGAAGTTGAGGAAACAGACGGAGATGGTGATTCCGTTGAGTCCGAAACAGAGGAAACAAAAAACGAAGTTGACGAACCCGAAGAATCAACCGTTGATGTCAATGCCATCGCTGCCGCAGCTCGTAGGAGAGCAGAAGCCGAGTTCAAACAGATTCAGGCAGAACGTGATGCGGAGTTTGCTCGTAGATTCGGAAACTACAACCATCCGATTACGGGAAAACCCATTAGTTCGGAGCGTGAATACCTTGATGCGATTGATGCGCAAGAAAATCAAAGACTTGAAAAAGAGTTAAGCGACAAGGGAATCGACCCAGCGTTGATAAACGCAATGGTTCAGAACAATCCCCTTGTTAAACAGGCTAATCAATTCCTTGAGAACGCCAAACAACAGGAAACAATGAATCAGATTTATGCGGATGTTGCAAAACTTGGTGAGTTTGATGCCAACATCAAAACTTTTGAGGATGTTCCCCCGGAAGTATTGCAGTATGCGATGACGAACGAAGTGCCTTTAACAGATGCCTACAAGGTTGTGAACTTCGGAAAAATGACTTCTGCAAAAGAAGATGCAATCCGACAGGGCGCAATCAATCAGACACGCAACAAAGCGCACTTAAACCCTATGAACGGTGTTGCTACCAATGACAACTCCGTTGATATCCCTCTTGAGTTACGTGCTATGTGGGAACAGTTATTCCCGGATAAAACGTATGCCGAGAGAAAAAAACTCTACAACGAACAACTTAAGTAAAGGAGAACAAAAGATATGTTTGCATTTGTAAAAAATGACAATGGCAACAACTACCCCATTATCGAAGAAAAACCCGCAACCGCAGCTACGTATGAAGTAGGCGATACCTTAAAACTTGATTCCGCAACCGGCAAGGTAGCACACGCTTCCGGAGCAAACAAGCCCCAGTACATCTGTGCTTGCAACAAGGTTGCAGCTTCGGGTGACACTATTGCGGTTAATCCCGTTTATGACGGACAGACATTTGAAACAGTATTTTCCGTAGACGGATCTGCTCTTAAGGCTGGTGCAAAGGTTACCATCGATTCCGATTCCAAGAAAGTTACTGCTACTACGTCAAGCGGTGTTGTTACCCTCATTACCGATGGTGGCGTAACAGGCAAGTCTGTACTTGTTAAGTTTGAATAATTTTGTAAAGAAAAGGAGAACATGAACTATGGCAATCGTAATTTCAAAAAATAGTGCATTAAACAATGACTTTTGGAAAGATACCGACAGAGCGATATCCGCAGTTATGCAGGATGCCGACAAGGAAAAGACTAAATACGATGAACTCGTATCTGACTTGGCTATTGAGAAGAAGTCAAAGAAGTATGCTGAAAAGCAGACGGGCGTTACCTCACTTGCATCTTTCGATGTAGTAAGCGAAGGTGACGTTGCTCCTCTTGATGACATTCAGGAAACCAATCCCAAGTTGATTATCCACTCTGCATTCTCAAAGAGTGTTGTAATCACAAAGGAAATGAAGGATGACTCATCACTTGACGAAGCAAGAACAATCGCAAGAAACCTTGTACTTGGTTACAAGAGAACCCGTGCAGAACTTGCTTCTAACGCTCTTTCGGTTGAGGGCGCAGAGTTTACTATCGGCCCTCGTGCGAAGAAACTCGACAGAACTACAAACGATGGTTTAGCACTCTTTGCTACAAGCCATCCGGCAGTTAAGGCTAATGTTGCTACACAGTCTAACGTATTCACAAACGCATTCGGCGACAACGCAGAAATGCTTACCCGTCTTGCCAACATCGGACGTAACTTTAAGAACGATTCTGGACAGATTATGGGTTACACATTTGATACAATCGTTGTTCCCGGTAACTGTTGGAAACTTGAGGAAACCGTTAAGAGAATCATCAACTCTAATCAGGTTATCGCAAGCGCTAACAACGACATCAACACCCAGAAAGGTATTTGGAAACTCGTTGTTGACCCGCTTTGGCAGGCAGCTTCCGGCACCGCACCTTACATTATCTTCTCGTCCGAAGCACGTAACGCTATGAACGGCATGGTATTCTACGACAGAACACCTCTTGACGTTATGGACGATGTAAACATCCACACTCGTAACCTTGAGTACAACGGCTATGCTCGTATGTCTTGCGGATTTAACGATTGGCGTTGGGTTATCATGGGCGGTGCTTCCTCTGGTACAAAGCTTTCATAAGCAGCTCGATAAGTTGTCATCACACACATACCCTCGCCCTTTATGGGCGGGGGTTTTTTAGGAGAAGAATAATGAGAAAAGTTGGAGAAACATTTTTTCAAGGAAATTTAGAGTACATCGTTGATGAAATCAATGCAGATGGTTCTTGCAATGCGCATCTTATAAAAGTACACGGAATCGAGTAC